AACGACAGACCTACAAAAAGCTAATTTCACTTTTACCTACACCGAAGACGGAGATTATTTCAATTCGTTATACAACGACAATGGACGCGTGTACGGAAGGTACGAAGTAACGGAAGCTGACTTCGAAATAACAAACGAGTTTGCGACAGGCGAAGACAAGGTTGAACTTGCTTTCGCGTCTACACCTTCCGCACCTGTGGAAACAACGAACGTAGTTTGTCCGCGATTCATTAACTCAGAAGGACAATTCGTGCAACCTAAACCGCGTATTCTTTATTACGCAGGGAATGCCAACGTAAACATCTACGACGAAGTTTCAGACGACGTTGTTTCTACTTCGGTAGCTTTGCTTAATAATTACAGCGTAATAAACGCGAACGTTACAGATAGTGACTTAAACTTCGCTCCCGAAATACCACCGCACACAATAACAGCGAACCCTTACGACAACCTTTATAACCGTTGGTGGCGCAACTACTACCGAGAGTTATACGACGGACAAGCGCGTATAATGGAAGGAATGTTTGCACTTACTTTGAATGACATCTTCACCTTTCAATTTAGCGACAAAATATGGATAGTAGATTCTTGGTGGCGCGTGTTGGATATTCAAGGCTACGTTGTTGGAGAACAAGAAGTAACGAAGGTAAAACTCATTCGTATTCTTGACGTAGACAATGACTGCGACCTTAGACCTGTTTCGGCTAACTTAGACCAGACGTTGAATTGGGAAACACCTAACGGAGATCCTGCAACGGTAACACAAGAATGTTGTACTCGCTTTGGCTACAATTGGAACATCGCAAAGAACAACTGTTTCTCACAACCAAATGGGGGTACTCGCTCTTTCATTACTTCACAAGCACCGTCACTTGCACCTACTAAGTTTGGCGCACCTGTTCAATTTAGCGCAAGTATTTCTCAACCTGTTAAGACGATAACGACGGACTACGTTGTAACATCTTTTGACAGAATGATTTTCGCAGATACAACAAGCGCAAGCGTAACTATTTACCTTCCTTCTGCAACCACAACGGCAGGTCGTGAATTGATAATTCAAAAGAGCGTTGCAGCTAACGGAGTAACAATACAAGCGTACACAGGCGAAACGGTTGAAGGAAGCGGAAGTATTACACTAAGCGGATTAAGGGACACAATAACAATTATAAGTAATGGAACAGACTTTACAGCCACATCTTCAAAATAAAGCAAACGCTATGCTCGCTTGCTTAGAGTTCATTAAGTTGAACGTCAAAAATAATAGCGAGTATGGACGTGTTGCGAATGGCAAACGTAAGCTGAAATTGTGGAAGCATTACGCGTGGAAAACAACGGTTATTTCCGTAAACGTCGCGTTTTGGATATTTATCTTATATAAACTACTCTCGTAATGGCGAATACAATTGATTTAATAGTAAATACCAACGGTGTTAACGTCCTTAATCAGACGGGCGCAGCAGCAGAAAACACAGCGAAAGGTTTTACTTCGGCTAAGGCAGAACTTCGCGCGTTAAATCAGCAGTTGTTACAAATGGACGCTTCGAGTGAGGAGTTCAAGAAAGCGTCTGCGCGTGCTGCTGAATTGAAGGATAGTATTGGAGATTTGTCCGCAGAGATTAACGCAAACGCGGGTAACGCTTTCGAAGGTCTTTCGAATAACGTTTCGTTGTTTGGTAGTCGATTAATGTCTTTAGATTTACGCGGAGCAGGTCAAGCGTTAACAGGAATGGGTAACGCTGTTTCTCGTATTGATTTTAAGACTTTAAAAGATGAAGTAGGTGGTCTTATTACAGGTTTAGGAAACCTCGCAGGTGCTATTGTAGGTAATCCATTACTTGCACTTGGTGGCGCGGTTGCTTTACTTGTTTTAAATTTTGATAAGATAAACGAAGCGTTAAGTGGAACAGCTGAAAAAATAGAAAAGTTAGGCGAAGCAAATGCAGCTTTAGAAAAACAAAATCAAATTTTAGATGCTCAGTTAATTAAAGAAAAAGCATTATACGGAGAAAGTTTTAAAACTCTTGAATTAGAAAAAGAAAAAGCGAAAAACAATATAACAGTTGCAGAAAACGAACTTGAAATTGCAAGAACAACTGGCGATATTAATACAATTCGTGAAAAGGAAAACAAGTTAATCGAAATGCGAAACTTGTTAAGTGGCATAACTTCAAAAGGTGAAGCTGACAGAATAAAATTAATTGAAGAAGCAAAGAATATAACTATCGCAGGTTATAAAGAAGAGCAAGAGCGAAAAAATGCAATGGCTAAGTTTGAAGACGCGAGATCGCAACAACTTGCTGTTATTGCAGAAAAGCAAAGATTAATAAAAGCTAATCTTCAAAAAGAAGAATTAATTGGAACGGAACAGCAATACACAACGGAACGCGCAAACTTCGTTCAAAAAGATATTGAAACAAAAAAAGTTTTAGTACAAAGTGATAGACAAAAACAACTTCAAAAAGAACTTAATGATTTACTTTGGGAAGAACAAGTTTTAAGAAATGCAAAACTTGCTATTGCTACCGAAACAACAGTTCAAGATTTACAAAAATTAGAAGATGAAAAGAAGAATATAAAAGAAACAGCAAAGCGAGAAGAACTTGGTGCTGTCTACGATATGGAGGTTGAATGGAATCTCAAACTTGTAGACGAAGAAAAAATAAAGCAAGACAAGTTAACTGAACTTGCTATGCAAGGGCATAAGACAAGGTTGCTTTTTACTGAAGAATATAAGAACGCTGTTATTCAAGCTGAAAATCAATTGTACGACGCGCGTTGGTCTTTGGCAAATGCTTCTGCTGATTTATTAGGAGTGTTATTTCAAAAAAACCAAAAGGCAGCCGACGTTGCTTTTGTATTGCAAAAAGCCTTAGCCATTGGACAAATAGTTGTTGACACTCAACGAGAAATTGCAGGCTACTACGCTAACCCAACGTGGAAACTTTCGCCCGACGGTGGTATTGCTTTAGCAACGGCAGCAAGTGCGGGAGCTAAAATTAGAGCAGCAGCAGGAATAGCTACTGTTGTTGGAACTACAATAGGAAAATTTATGGGTGGCGGTAGTGCAAGTGTAGGCGGTTCAACAGGCGGTGGTGGTATAGGTAGTGGTTCAATGGGCGGAACAACAGCACCTTCACCTGCCAACTTCGCCTTCTTAGGCAACCAACCAGGGCAACAACAACCACCGCTTCAAGCGTACGTTGTGAGTAGTCAAGTGAGCAGCAACTTAGAAGCGCAACAATTAATTCAAAATCAATCTAAACTCGGAGGATAAAAAATGAAAAAAATTAAAGTTATTGAATACGGAATAGACGACGCGGGTTTGTTAGGCGTATTCGCTATTAGTGTTGTTGAACAACCTGCAATAGGCGTTGACTTTGTTGCGCTATCAGAACAACACGTGGTAAAGTTTAAAGAAGATTTTAGAGGTCTTTTATACGGACCACTATTAATTCCAGATCAATTGATCTACAGACGTAATGAAAAAACTGACGAAGAGTATTACGTTAAATACTCAAAAGATACTGTTAGAGCCATTGCTTATAATTACATGAAGCAATCAAAACAAAATAATGCAACTGTTGAACATGCAAAAGTAGTTGATGGACTTACTCTTGTTGAAGCTTGGGTTATCGAAGGAGAACACGACAAATCAATGAATTTTAATTTTGAACTTCCAGAAGGTACCTGGTTCGGTTGTATGAAAGTCGAGAATGACGAAGTAAAGAAACAGATTCAAAATAAAGAAGTTCTTGGGTTCTCAATTGAAGGAAACTTTGAAGTTGAGAAAGAAATGTACTTAAGTGCACATGAAGAATTTGCTGCAATACTTGCTGAGATAGAAGAACTTTTAAAACCACAATAAAAATGAACGTAGAGGTCGGCAGTTATATCAAGTTTGAACTGTACAATGATGACGCTAACCTTTTTATAACATCACTTTTAAAAATAACAAAAGAAGAAGGTGCTATGGGTTTTAAGAGTTATGGATTGACAGAAGACGAAATAAAGACTCTAAGTGCTATTATTGAAAATATAGGATAAAAAAAACGGGGGGTAACTACTCCCCCGTTCAAACCTAAAAATCAAATTAAACTTATGAAAAAGTTTCAATTGTGAAACAAATATACACATTTTTATATCTAATAACCAAACAAACAATTAACAGAATTATGAATTTACGAGAAAAAGTAAACGCTCTATTCGCAAAACACAATGTTAGCCTATCTGCTGAAGAAGTAGTTGAGGTAAAACAAATGGTTGAAGCGATTCTTGCAGACGGAACGAGTATCTACTCGGACAGCGACACATGGGCCCCTGGTGTTCGTGTATTATCAAAAGACGCGGACGGCAACGAGGTTGTTGTAGCAGACGGAGAATACACAACAGCGGAAGGCGTTATTGTAGTCGTTGCAGACGGACTACTTGTTGAACTTAAGCCAATGGAAGAAGAAGAACCAGAGGTTGAAGTTGAAGAAGCTGAACAAGCAAAAGACGAATCACTAAGCGCAGAGGTTGAAGGACTTTTGTCGTTAGTTGCAAAACTTGAAAGCGAACTTTCTGAAATGAAGAAAGCGAATGAGAATCTTTCAAGCGAAGTAACAAAATTAAGCGCACAGCCTGCTGCGTCTTCAATCAAAGAAGTAAAGCAAGCAAAAGTAAACACACCTTCTAAGCCATATCACAAGATGAGCGCAGAGGAACGTTTTGTATTTCACTTAAACAAATAAAAAAATAAAATAAAAAATGGCTACTACATTATCACCAAACCCAATTAACAGCACCTATTCAGGAGCTGTAGCAGGCGGTTATATCCGCGCTGCATTTTTAAGCAATGAATCTTTGAACGCAGTTACTTTCAAAGAAAACATTGAGTACAAACAAGTTGTTCGTCGCTTAGTTGACAACATCACTTTTGAAGCACCTACTTGCGACTTCACTCCACTTGGAACTGTTGCATTGAGCGAGCGTGTTTTGACCTTACAACAATTTCAAGTAGAGAGAAATTTGTGTAAAAATGACTTTTTAAAAGATTGGGAAACTCGCTCAGAACAAAACGGAGAACTTCACGCTTCTTTGACTGATGCAATGATTGCCAATGTTATGGCAGGTATTGCTGCTCGTAATGAGATTTTAATGTGGACTGGTGTTAGTTCAACAACTCAATACAACGGTTTCGAAACATTGTTCAACGACGATGCTACTGTTCTTACTGTTGATACTCCAGAGGCTATCACAACTGCTAACGTAATCGAAGAAATGAACCGCCTTGTTTTAACTCTTCCTGTGCGCGTTCGTCGTGCTACTGAGAAGCCAATTATTGCGGTATCTTCAAACGTTACTGAAGCGTTTAGAACTGCAATTTTAGGTCTTGGCGGTGGTTCTTACTTGTATCAAGGTGAGACTGTTAAGATGACTTGGCAGGGACAGTATGACATTATCGAGTGTCCTGGTATGTCTGACGACACAATGGCTTTCTATCAGAAGTCTAACTTGTGGTTTGGTACAAACACTCTTGACCAATGGAATACGGTTGCTGTTTTAGATATGGCAGACCGTGACTTGTCAAGAAATGTTCGTTTCCACACTTCATTCTTCGCAGGTGCGCAATACGGATTCGGAAACGAAATCGCGTTCTATCAATATACTGCATAATTTCAACCATTCTAACCCTTGCATAATAGAGGTGGTGGCATAAAACCCACCCCTCTTTTGTGCTAATAAAAAACATACAAATATGGCAAATTGCGAGTTATCTATAGGATTCGATTTAGATTGTAAAGACGGAGTAGGCGGTGTTAAAAGAATCGTTTTGACAGAGTGGTCTCTTGACTTCCCGCAAGACATTACTTTAGATGCATCTGAAGTTATTACAGCTTTACCTGCGTCAACTGATTTGTACTACTATGAATTGCCTACACAAACGGCTTCATTCGAAGAAACAATTAACTTCAACCGTGATGCAGGAACTATTTTCTACACGCAGACGGTAAACGTAATGTTGCAAAAATTATCAAGCGCAAAGCGTCTTGAATTGCAAAGCGTTGCTACTACTCGCGTTGTTGTTTTCGTTAACGATGCGAACAACAATTGGTGGGCTGTTGGTGTTGAAAACGGAGCAGACCTTTCTACTTCAACAGGAGCAACAGGAACGGTTTTTGGAGACGCTCATAGTTACACGTTAGCTTTCACACAAGAAAGTGTTAAACGCGCTTACTTGTTAAGCGGTGCGCCTTCTACGCTTATTGACTAATCAATCAAAAAACTTTTACACATCTAGGGACAAAGCGTCCCTAGGTGTTGTAATTTTAACGTAAAGGAAAAGGGGAATGGTATACCTAAACACAAACACAGCGAATCAATATGCGTGGCTTTCGTTAGACGAAGGACGGCAGTATTTCAACGTTGCCTTTACACACTACCTACTCGTTTTAACATACGAAATGACAGGTGAACAATTAGCGCAAGTAGTGACCGTGATAAACGAGAACGAACGTGTGACAAAAATAAGACTTACCACAGTTGGTTTGACCGATGCAGGACGCTATCACTACGAAGTGTACGGACAAAACAGCTCAAGCAATATAGACCCTACCAACGCTTCCGTAGTTGGTTTGGTTGAAAAGGGTTTAATGATCCTTCAAGACGGAACTATTTACTTTGACGTTTCAACACCGACAATTCCTGTCGATGTAATTTATACAGGTGCATAATATGAGCAACATTCAAGCAATAAACCTTTCAGCTTATCAACCAGTTGAAGCGATTGAAACGGAAAACCGTGCAGGTTGGATTAATTACGGCCAAAACAATCTTTTTCCGCAGCATTTAATTACGCTTTACTACAATAGTCCTATTCATAATGCGTTGACAAACTCAATTGCTTACATGATAGAAGGCCAAGGAACTGGAACAATACTAGACAACGCGTTGCAAGGAATTTCTTTTGATTTAAAATTGCAAG